ACTGATAGGGAAGCCTGCGAGCGATGCCGCCGCCCGTGCCGAGGCTGCCGCCAAGAAAGCGGAAGGAGCCGTAGCCGGACTGGAGGAAAAGACGCAGGCCGCCATGGAAGCCGCAACCAAGGCCAACGAAGCGGCAGCCAAGGCAGAAAATGCCGCTTCCAAGGTGGAACAGACTACGGCAGCAGCCGTCGGCGGGGCTACCGCACGCTTTTCCTCATGGATGGAAACAGGCAATGTCTTGCCTGACAAGAGTACCAAACCGGGCGGCAGCGTGGTGTATGTGGCGGATGCTGGGAAGTTCGCCTACCACATGGACTCCACCCTGTACGGGGACTGGGACGTGGCGGGTGTGCCTCCTGCCGGCATGTTCATGAATGCTGACCGGACAGCCATCCTGCCGGACAAGCTCTACCTGCTGGGCGATGCCGTATATACCGGAACGGGAGGCAGCCTGAGACTGCTGGCCTACCGGCATGAGGTGATGAGCGGGGAAGCTTACGAGGCACTGCAGGACAAGGATGCGAATACGCTGTATCTGATATATGAGGAGGAGTGACGATGATAACCATAGGCGGTAAGGAAATAACGGCTGCGTATGTGGGAAAACGTGCCCTGTCGGCTGTCTATGCCGGGGCAAGGCTGGTATGGTCCGCAATCAGCAGCTGTATCGGACTTGGATACTGGAAAGGCGACGAGCCGTGGAACGGGTCGGACGCATGGAACGGTAGCAGTAAAACTGATAAATGAATAATTATAAAGGGATAGTATTATGGCAAAAAGGAAAATAAGCGGAATCATCAACGCGACTGAACATCCGATGACTCTTGAAACACCATGGAACCAGAAACAGCCGGACGGCACCTATCATGCCTATGCCGGGGACGATGTAGAAGCGTTTCTGAAGAAAGAGCTGTCAAACCGTACCCCTACCGAGGAACTGGTGGGCGGCGAGACGAAGCCCCCTACATCCGGAACGGTGTTTGATGCGATGGTGGGTACGGTGACGGACGTGGATGTGCAGGACAGCGAGGACGGCACCCAGTACGTGATGACCGTCAAGCAGAAGGATAACCAGGGCGGCGAAAGCTCGAAGGAGGTGCGCTTTTCGAAGTACACCGACGACGACAAGGTGGTGGTGAACATTGACCTGACGGACAGCGGCGGCGCGGGACTTCCCTCGCAGCAGTATCTGGCACTGGGAAGCGGCTTTGTGGTGAAATACTCCGTGGGCGTGGGTACTGCCGGTGGCGGTACGGTGGACGGCTACAGCGACCTGAAAGCCCGCGTGATTGTGAAGCGCGGTTCGACTGTGATCAGTGAGTTCCAGGATGCGGAATTTGTGGGTGTGACAGCCGGACAGAGCTACACCTTTGACGCATCGCCCTACCTGAAGGATGCCACCGCCTATACCGTGCAGGTGGAGGCGCAGGCTACCTACCAGGGCGGCACGCTAATGAAGACAGCCACGGCCAAGGTGACCATGGTGGCCATGACGCTGGAGACGACTTACTCGGTGGGCAACGGACTGTCCGACGGCGGGTACCGGAATGACGTGAACATCCCCTTTACGGCCAAGGGTACGAGCGGCGAGAAGAACATCTACTACCGTGTGAACGGCGGCCAGGCTTTTACCCTCGGTCTTTCGGCCGGCAGCGGGGTGCAGCAGAAGAACGTGACTATCCCGCTGACGCAGATGCAGGAAGGTACGAACGTGGTGGAAGCTTACGCACAGCATGAGAACTCCGGTGTGGTGAGCCAGGTGCATTACATTACGCTGCTGAAGGCTGGCGGCGGTGTGACGGCCTATGCCGGCATGATGTTCAGCCACCGCGCGGCAGGGTTCCAGCGAGAATGGAAACGCCCGGTGCTGGAGGCAGAGCAGTTCACGGCATGGAGCTTTTCGTATGCCGGTTATGACCGCGATGCGTACACGGCCCGCGTGAAAGTAACGAACCAGGGCAGTGTGGTGAAGGAAGACCTGCTGCAGCGCGGCGAGACCGGCAGTTACGGGCGGACCAACGTGAACGTGGAACCGCTGGACTACCGCGTGTCGTGCGGTGATGCCGTTCTTGAGGTGCGGGTGAACACCGCATCGCACCCCGACATTGAAGCCACGCTGGCACCGGATGCCGTGTGTACGTTTGACGCCTTCGGGCGCAGCAACACAGAAAACAACCCGGCAAGCTGGGTAAGCGGTGACAAGCGGATGGAGTTCCGGGACGTGCTGTGGAGCGTGAACGAATACGGTGCAGGAAGCGGCTGGCACAAGGACCGCCTGCTGCTGGCCGGTGGTGCAGGTATGACCCTGACCGCTGATGGTGGGTACCGCCCCTTCAACGAGGCGGACAAACCGGAGGGATTTGCCATCCGTGACGTGGGCATGACGCTGGAGATTGAATACAGCACGGCGAACGTGACGGACACGAATGCCGAGCTGATCACCTGTCTGGGGCAGCTGGACAATGGCAACCGGTACGGGCTGATTGTGACTCCGGAGGAGGCCAAGTTCCTGACCGGCGTGGTGACCGAGGCGATGGATGCCGGACAGGTGCTGCGCTATGAGGACTCGGTGGGTACGAAGTTCCAACCTGGTACAAACATCCGCATTACCTACGTGTTCTATCCCAATGTGCAGACGAACGAACAGCGGACGCTCATCGGTTTCTACGTGGACGGTGAGGAATCGGCCGCCTCAAAGTGGCTGGACAAGGTGAACTTCAACATCCAGAGCCAGCTGGAGTTCAAATCGGCAGGTGCCGACCTGAACGTGAAGAGCGTGCGCATCTATAACAAGGCGCTGACCTCGGACGAGGTGCTGAACAACTACATCGTGGACCGCAACCACCTGGAAGATGCCGACGGGGAACCGGGCGTGCGCTCGCTGGATGAGGACAACCGCGTGCTGAACGAGGGGGACACGGTGAGCATGGAGAAACTGATGGGACTGATGAAGAAACGCCGGAACTCGATCCTGGTACTGATAGGCACGGGCAGCGTGGGCAGTGAAGTGCCGAGCGAGAGCGACACGCTGAATGTGATGGATGCGCTGGCCCAGCTGAACAACAAGAAGGCCAACAAACTGTGCCGGGAAGTGAGATTCTACAACGGCGAGAACCGGGCGCTGGACTGGATAGCCCGTGACATATATCTGCGTATTCAGGGTACCAGTTCGGTGAACTATGCCCGCAAGAACCTGCGCTTCTACTTCCAGAAGACAGCCAGCGGTTACACGGCACGGATGACCTACGGCGAGATAGACGGCAACGGGCAGCAGAGCAACCCGACAGCAACGGAGGGCAAGAAGAACCTGTTCCGGTTGCGGGGCAACTCGGTGGGCGCGAAACTTGCCTGTGCGAAATGTGACTTTTCCGACTCCTCCATGACGACCAACACGGGCGGTGCGAAGTTCATTCATGACGGCATGAAGGAAATGGGAATCCTGACCCCTGCCCAACAGTATGCCGCAGACCATGCAGATACGTGCAAGGAAGATATACGCTCGGCCATTGACGGCTTGCCCTGTGACCTGTTTGTGGCCAAGAGCGTGGATGAGGATCTGACCTATTACGGCCAGTATAACATGAACAACGAGAAGAGCGACAGCTACCCGATATTCGGTCAGGACAAGACTATCGGCGGCGAGCAATGGGGAACCGGCGACACCCTGAACTACCTGCAGGCGAACGGCGACCAGCCGAAGGAATACCTGCCCATCTGCATCGAGACGCTGAACAACTCGAATGACCTGTGCCTGTTCCGATGGCTGCCGTCCACGGAGCCCGACCATACGGACTTCATGGATTTCAACTTTGACGGCGGTTTCGAGTTCAACCACCCGAAAGACGTGTTCTGGAACGACGGCGGTGGCGATGCCGAAGAAGAGCCGAACATCAAGGAACACTTGGGCACCGGTGACAAATATGACAAGATGTACAAGGCCCTGGACCGCATGATGGGCTTCCTGTATAGATGCGTGAAGGAAACGCCTGCCGGCAAGAATCTGACCTATAACAGGGAGTCGCACACGTTTGACGGGGTGGACTATGAGGATGACGGCAACAGGTTCCCGACTGCGAAATGGGTGAGCCCGACCTTCAGGAAGGAAGCCGGGAAGTATTTCAACCTGCCCAACCTGGCTGCCTACTACCTGTATGTGCAGTTCAACCTGGGCGTGGACCAGCTGGCAAAAAACATGCTGGTGCGGACGTGGGACGGTGTGATGTGGTGGATAACCTATTACGACGGGGACTGCCAGCTGGGTTCGGACAACAAGTCGTTCCTGACCGGGAAGTATGACGACAACCGGCAGACTAAGCGCGACGGTGCCTACGTGATGCAGGGACACAACAGCTGGCTGTGGAACCTGATACTGGGCAACATGGGCAATCTGCTGGAGGAAGTGATGACCAAGGGCGTGAACGGCGGTACCAGCTTCATGAGTGCCTTCAGTATTCAGAAGGCCGTTGACCATTTTGACACCGAACAGATGAAGAAGTGGTGCTCACGCCTCTATAACAAGTCCGGCATATTCAAATACATCTACCCGTTCCTGAACGAAATGCCGGTAGGTGCTGACGGTGCCAAACAGACCTATCCGCAGATCTACGGTTTGAAGGGTTCGTTGAAAGCGCACCGGAACTACTTCATCCAGCGCCGGTACGACCTGAAGCAGGTGGAGTACGGCTATGTATCTACGCTGGGTGCCCAGTTCTACCAGAGTACTGCATCGTTGGACAAGGCTTATAAGCTGAAACCGATGCAGTACCGGCTGACCATCCCGTACCGTGTGCAGTTATCTACCAGCAACGGCGTACAGGCTGACAGCGGTGTGGTGGATGCGGACGTGCTCCATTCCCTGCAGCTGACCCGTTCGTTCGGCGAAAATGACCCGCTGAAGATTATCGGTGCAGCCAAAATCAAGGAACTGGTGTGGCATGAAGATGCGTTCGCCATCGGGTTCAACTTCGGTCTGCTGACCTCACTGGTAAAACTGGACATGAGCGTGGAGAAAGCCAGCGGATACCGGAACGGCTCGTTCATGGCCTCGACGAACGGGATGCTGCTTCTGGAAGAAGTGAACATGCGGAATAACCTGCTTGCCCGGAACGGGGACAACGGAAACGTGGCCACCTTGGATTTGAGCTGGCAGGGGCGGCTGAAGAAACTGGACGTAAGAGGTACGGGACTGACCCGCGTGAAACTGGCTACCGGTGCGCCCGTTGTGCAGTTATGCCTGCCGGACACGATTGAGGAACTGTTCCTGGAATATCTGACCAAGCTGTCCGACAGTGGCCTGATACTGGAAGGCATCAATAATGTGCGGGGCTACCGCTACACCAACTGCCCCGGCATCGACGGGTTCGCTATGCTGGAACGCCTGCACCAGGCCAGACTGAACGGCAGCGGCAAGCTGGAGCGCTTCGTGCTGGAGATAGACCGGGAAGACGACGGAACCCTGCTGAAGAAGTATTACGACTACGGAACGTATACGCAGACGGGTGCCGTGGATGACCGGCATTCGGGACTGAGGGGCAAGCTGACCCTGACGAAGTATCTGGCCGATGAGGAACTGGAGAAGTATGCCGCCCGTTATCCGGAACTGACCATCAAGCAGCCGCCCTATACGATGATTGAGTTTGACGACAGTGTGGCCGACGATGCCAATGTTTCGAACCTGGACAACAAGACGGGGTACAAATTCGGCAATACGTACAAAATGAGCGGGCATGTGAATGCCATCCTGTCCAAGCGCCACCGCGTATTGGCCAAGGTGACCAAGATGCCCACGAGCCGGAAGGTGGAGATAGCCGGGCAGCAGGTGGAAGTGAACAACCCGGACGGTGAAATAACCTATTTCCCCCTGCATGACGAAAGCTCGAACTTCTATGCCGATGCGGAGGATATGAACGATTGCACGGTGGCGAAGCTGGACGGCAGCGAGGGTGACTGGATGATGTATGAGCCGTTTTACTGGAGCAAAGGCATCAACGATTATTTGAACAACAAGAAGTACGCCTGCTACAGCAGTTATCCGGAGGACGA